CGCAGCCCCACAATGTCGCCATAAAGTTATGGTTCTCATCGAATCCCCACTCCAAAACCTTGCTAATATGACTATGCATTTTGTCCCCTACTGTACTGTAAAGTTTTCTTCTGTAACTCCGATGTTGGCAGCAATTAATTCTGCCTTAGTTGCTTCATCTACTGTGTGGTTGTATCCACCACGATAGACAACATCATATTCACTAAGGTCTTCATCTACTGCATAGCGTATCTGTGACCAAGTAGAACCTTCTTTGGCAACAGTAATACCACGCTTTAACTTATAGAAGTAGAACAGGCGATGTCCGCCTGCTGGTCCTTCTTCCACCGTTGGTGGTCTGAATGTGTACGTTGCCATAGTTCTCCTTAATGAACTTACTGATGAGGCTAGGTTTCCCTAGCCCCACCCGTCAATCAACTAAGCGATTGATGAACCTGACTCAATGCGGTATAGTGCTTCTTCGCGGTAGCGAGCAAAGCCGAGTACGCCGTACCAACCCATTGGGCGGTGACGCATCAACTTGTCAACTACTGGTCCGATGACTACGTGTGGTTCTTCAGCAACGGCTTCTGCCATTGCTTGCTGTCCTGCGAGGATAGTGCGGTACACCTTTGCAGATGAAGCACCGTCTGTTGCTGAGTAGAGACGTGGTGACTCAACGAAGTATGCACCTTCGTAAGTTCCAATTTCTCCAGCCCAGATGCGGTCTTGTGCAGAACCGTACTGGTTAGGGAGAAGCCATCCTGCTGAACCTGTCTCTGCGCGGAGGTCGTGTGAAACTTCTGGGTGGATACCAGCCCAGTAGAGTGAACCCTTGCGAGCAGTTGTCTTGTTAGCACGCAACTTTGCAACAGCCTTGCGGATGTTTGCAGAAGATAGTGTTGCTGCAGCAGTAACTGTTGCTGTTGATGTTGCTGTTGAACCTGAGTAGATGACGTTTGAGCCACCACGTAGAGTTGTCATAGCAATAGAATCAATTGAATCTGCGAGGTTGAATGCAATGATGTTAGCAATTGCTGGGTCAACATCTGCAAGTGAGAACAACTCAAGTGCACGAGTTACTAGAACTGAGTTACCGTACTCGTTAAGAGTAATGGTGACTGATGTTGGTGTTGACATTGCTACTGCATCTGGGTCAGCATCTTCTGTGAGTGCTGTTGTTGCTGTTGAAAGGTCAACGTAGCGCTGTAGAACTACTGTTGAGCCAGGGATTGACTGGCGTGCTGGGCGCTTGTCGGCTACTGAACGAATAAGTGGCTCGCTGCGAAGTGCGAACTCAAGAAGTCGGTCATAAGCCTTCTGAACTAAACCAGCACCACCAGCGGTTCCTCCAAGAGAGGAGGAGCCTGTGGATACGTATGTGTTTGCCATTTAGGTATATTTCCTTTGTAGTTAGAAACTATGATTATTTATTCTTGTAAGCGAAGTAAACTCAAAATCTCGTCTGCTGATTCAGCGTGGTCGAGGCGGTAGTTTAGGTCTTCTGCTTTGTCAGGTGTGTATGCACCCTGTGTAACGACGTCCTGCTGACGTAATGCAGCGCGGTCCATCTCGTCTACTCTAGGGGCTTCCTCTTGCTTAGTTAATCCGAACAAGTCTCCGTTTTCGTCGAGCCAGTTATTCACTGATTCTTCGTTAACATCATCTATGTCCTTAAGGATTAGACGTACAGCCTTAGGATTCACACCCTTCTTTTCTAGGACTTCCTTGACGGTTCTCTCACGTTGAACCTTGGATAATGATTCCAATTGGTCTGTGAGTTCCTTGATTCGTTTCTCATCATTACGCTTGGCTTTCCGCAACTTCTTTAAGAGGTCGCTTCCATCCATATTGCCAGTGACTTCTGTGTCCAAGTCATCGTCTTCTTCATCCCAGTAGTTGTTGCTCATAGCAACTTTCCACCCTTCTATTTGTAGTAGTCGCAAGCCTCAGGTTCCAATCGGGGGAGTGGTCTGGCTCTTGCTATCGGTCTAGTACGCTACACGGGGCCGATAGGTCCGTATAGGATTCTTTTAGAATGAGCCTTGGCGCGACTTGCCTAGGCTGTTCTTACCCATTCCTGCTGAGCCTTGGAATCGTGCTTGCTCAATAGAGGTAAGTGATTCACGTGCACGCTTTGCTGAGGCCGTACCCTTGAATACTTCTGCCTCTGCTTCGGTTTGTCCGTAATCTGGTCCTTGTGAAATCTGTGATAGGAAGTCTGCACGAGGTGTAATTTCTGCAATGGTTGAATATCCCTTGCGTGCTTCGTCCTTAGTAACTCCAAAGTCTGCAAGGTCTGCAGCAGTTGATTGCGCTACCTTCATATTCTGGACAAGTCCTGCTCCACCAATTTCTGCCATTGTTATCTTGCGCTGAAGCGCTGGCAATCCTTCCTTAGGGTCAAGGAATGATGAAACAATGTCTGTCTGGTTAAGCATTGGATAGTATTCTGCCAAGGCTTTCTTTGTATCTGGGTCAGCATTCTGGACACGTGTTACGGCAAGACCAACCCTATCTGCAACCTCAGTAGGTGATACGTCGTTACTAATAAAACTGCTTAATGTTTCTGGCTTTGCAAGTCCTGCTACACCATAAGAACGCATTGTCTCTGTGTATTGTCTTTCTAAGCCAAGGTATGCTGCAGGGCTAAGTACTGGCTTACCTGCTGCAGAACGGGCCTTGTTCGCAGGGAATCTCTTCTGGAATGCAAGCGCTAATGGGTCACTGCTATTAGGGTCTTGCATAATCAAATCAATTGTGTCTTCTGAGTAACCCTTGATTACAGCATTTGTTACAGAATCACCTAGGTCACCGATTCCATAAGATGAAAGAAGTGCCTTGATTGCAGCAACTGAATCAATCTGCTGTCCTGTTAGACCAGTGTTAAGTGTATTAGGAACCTTACCAGTGCCACCAGTTCCGCCTGCACCCGTGCCACTTGCTGCAGCGCCTGTAACTCCAGCAACGACTCCTGCACCAAGGCCACCTAGTGGTCCTAGTCTTAAATAGTCGTTTGCTGCCAGGGGTTCAGGAGTAGGTGCATTTGCTGGAGGATTAACGCCTGCGACAACGCCAGCACCTAGACCACCCAGTGGTCCTAAGCCTAGATAATCATTTGCTGCACGACCTTGAGGAGCAGCAGCACTTGCTGGGGCTGATTGTCCAGTGTATAGCAAGTAATCTTCGTATGAGGTTCTATCCTCTCGTGGCAGTCTCTCCTGAGAACGTGCCCACTCTGCCTTTGTTAGTGCCATTATCCTGCCAAACCGAATGTCTGGGCTAACTTGCTGGCTACTCTAGCCATCGAGTCCTGAGCATTCTTAGTAAAGCGCCACTTCGGATTTTGGCGCAGGGATACTTCATAGTCATAAAGATTCATTAGACCCTTAGGGTCTTTTGCTATATCTTTAAGTTCCTTAATGTCAATAGTGTCTGCATCCTCTTCAAGGATGTTTGCACGTGATTGAAGGTATGGACTAAGCAACTGCTTTACCGTGTAACCAGCATCTATCTTGTCAGTAAGTGCTGGGAAAATAGTCTTTGCCTGTAGGTTAATTAAGTTCATATTAGCCTTAAGACGGTCAGTGTTAGATGCTGATTCTAATACCTGCTTATTAAGGGTTGCTTGCGAAATAGGAATACCGTTTTCAAAGTAAGCATTCTTTAGGGTTGTGTAAGCAATACCAAACTGTCCCTTGCCTAGGTTTACTTGGGCTACAGGGTCACCTGCATCTGCTGCCGCGATGCGAATGCTGGCATATTGATTAACATACTTGTTAAGTAAGTCAATACGCTCTTGCTCAGTTACACCTCTAGTGGTTACATCCACACCTTTGATGTTCTTTGCCTTGCTAATCCGTGATAATTCAAGAGCATTGAGTTCCTTGTAGTAGGCATCTACGGCACTCTTAGGTGCTGGCTCGCCTAGCATAGTTCTAAATGTGTCTTGCATCTCAGCCGCAGCCGCTGGTCTTGCTGTTATAGAACCGCTGGTACGTCCTGCTGTACCTGCGGCGCCAGTATCAACATCTACTTTAATGGCCTGAGTAACTGCTCCATCAAGATTAAGTGTAGTTTTAGCAATCTGCTGGTAGGTAAGGGCGTTAGCAACCAATCCAATAAGTCTGTCTGACGTTCCAAGTGTTCCGTTTACTGGGCCATCATAAAGTCCCGCAGCGGAATACTTTTGCTTAAGGCTTTTAATCTTGGCTGCGCCAAGACCGTTAAGATAAATACCCAACTCTGTTGAGTTATCTAAGTATGTAATCGCACCCTTATCATCATAGATTGCATAGCCAGAGATTGCTTCAATCCCAGGGTCGCCATTAGGAGCATCAGGGTTTTCAATTGCTCCTGCTGCTTTGCTACCAACTTTAGGGTCGTTGTCGTCTGCATCAAGAACAATACTAGGAATTACTTCTCCTGCTTTAGTGGGTACCTTAAAGCCGTCGTTGTCTTTGTCCTCTGCCATTCTATTCTCCAATCAAACCATCAAATAGGCTCCAGTAAAGAGACACAGCATTAGGGTTTTCCCCTGCCGTAACCTTTAGGAACTCGCGTATATCGTCCTTCATCATTCTCTTGCGGTCTGCATCAGACTGAGAGGAACCCTGGATGGAATCAACGCCAGCCTGGTATTCGTCATACTTATAAATCATTGTTGCAAAGATTTCACCTAGAGCCTTGTCTGGTGATTTACCATTGTAAACAACATCGCGTAAGTCATCAAGTGCCTCTTTTTTCATAGCAACAACTGACTCTGGTGGATAAAGTTCTGCAGCCAGTAATGGGTATTGCTTCATAAAAGCATTCTTTTCAATTGCCCACTGGTCGCGGAGGTCTTTTCTACCTTGAACGCTATCGGAGTTGCTGATTGCATCATCATAGAATTCTTTACGAACTGTGTACTGCTGCTTTCCAGATGCTACTGAAGCCTGGCGAAGGAAGTCTTCTAAATCCTTGTTCTTAATAAAGCCTTCAGACTTAAGGTAAGAATATGCAGCCAAGTCATTCTTTCCATTAACAGGAACAAAAAATGCTGCTGCTTGCTTATTGTTAAGCACTAAATCTTTGTTATTACGAACAAAGTCGGCCGCCTCTAGGGTCTTCTGGAAGGATGCTATAGTGCCAGTATCTGTCTTTGATACGGCATATACAGCCTTATCTGGATAGAACTGTACAAAACGCATATAAGCCTTGCTGTATGCCTCTGGGTCACCAGCAAAAGTCTCAAGTAGTTTGATAAATTCTGAGTCCCAACTAAAGGCTCCAGCGTTAATCATTTCCTTAGGAACATCTTTGTTGGCAAATACTTGCACAGAGGCAGGTGCCATAAGGCCCAGACCAAAGCGGATAACCATAATGTTCATTGCTTGCTTCATCACAAAATCTAAGAACGGGTTAACATCTGAACCCTCTTTAGGACCCTTGCCTAGTGAGATACCTAGACGCATAGCCTGAACTGCAGCAGATGCTTTCTGTTCAGTAAGAAGTTCATTGCTGCCAACAATATCAATCATACGTTGTATGTTAATCGGTGCAACCTTACGCCAAAATGCCTGGTCTTTTCTACCACCAGTAAGAATTGGCTCAACATCTTTAATCCACTCTCCCACAATAGGAAGATTCTGCAGCATAATCAAAGGAACGCTAACTAAAGGTCCACCAATACGTGGTGCTGCAGATTCTGGGTCAAGAGATGGTGTTAGCATCTTTACATATCCACCAAAGTTTACTGGTAGTGGATTATATGTTGGGAATCCGAGTCGTTGAAACACTGAATTATTCATAATAACGCTAAGAACGTCATCACCTGGATAGGTAAAGTAGAGTTGACCTCGTGAATCTTTGTGAACGAATCCAGAATGCTGGAAAGTTTGGTTCAATATAGCAATACGCTGGATGGCCATAGGTTCGTACTTAGCGATACGGCTAGCACGACGCCAGAAGTCCTCTGTAGCACGATAGTAGCGACCAAAGTTACGTATATTAAACGCAAGGTTTGTTCGAACGTCTGAGTTATCTACGAAAGACAGCGTACGCATACGGGCTAGAGTAAGAGCCTCTTCGTGCACCTGATTCTTTACAAGAAGTTCTGCTGCCTCACGGCTAATTCCATCACCGATAAATGATTCGATAAGATTTGATTGACGCTTAAGCAACTGCTCACGGTACATTACATAGTTTCCGTAAAGAATGGGCTCACGGTCTAGTAGCGCAATCTGGCGACCAATCCAAGCGTAGCCATTCTTCATTACTCGGTCAATAAGTTGTGGTGCCTCACCTGCTTGGTAAGGAATAAGTTCACGGCCAAGGACCATTTTAGGCTTATCAAAGCCTTCCTCGTACTTAGCCAACTGAGAAAAGTCAAAACTAGAGATACCACCACTAACTTTAATTTCTTCAATCAACTTAAGGTTTAAGCGACCAGAGTAATCACGAAGGGCGTTAGTTGAATCTACATAGATACGCTTAGCAAAGCCTTCTGGCCCAAGAGCCTTGTATAGAGCAAATCGCTTGGCTAGTGTATTTCCCTTGCCTTCAATAAACTTTACTAAGGTTTCGATAACATCTTCTTCTTTGCGAGCAATGTTTGTAAATACAATCTGCCCAAAGATATTCTTTTTGCCAACAGTATTCTGTAAGTCAAGGTACCAGTTGAGAAGATACTCTGGACGGTCATAGCGAATCTGTGAAAATACTGATTGAAATTTCTGGTCTTTAATCATTTCAAGAATTTGAGGATTCTCTGTAAGAGATGGTCCATACTGGCGCAGACTGTTTGCTGTTTGCTCACCAATATCTAACTTGAACTCAGCACGGGTGGCAGCACCATTGATTTCATCAGTAACAACTTGTCCATTATTACGAACAAAGTCCTCTGCATATTCAGCAATACGTGCGCCTTTGGCTGTGCGGAGAAATTCTGGCTTAAATCTGTCATTAAGGACAGCCCTACCTACAGCAATAGCCATTGCCTCAGGGTCATCTGCAAACTTAAGAAGTTCTTCACGTGTGTACATAGTCTTCATAATCTTGTACACTTGACGTGAGACGAGTCCTAGTGGACTAAACTCTACTTCTCTTTCTCCTATGATGGTTTTCTTTCCACCAGGGAGTGTTGCCTTACGAATTTGTTGAGAAATTAAGCGTCCAGAAATATATTCTGAAACACCCTTAAGGCCATTGATAAGTCCGTATGTACCAACTTCTTCAATAGAGGTACGAAGTCCTAGACGTGGGTAAAGATTAAGAAATGACCAGACATCCACAGTCTTCTGCGAAATGACTGACTCACCAACTCTGCCAGTGATAGAAGAGAAAATGTTTCCTTTAAGTTCAAAACGGCGAAGGTCAACAAGGTTTGGCATATAGCGCTTGTTTGATAACTGATAGGCACGCACAGCGTACTGTGCTCCATCTAGTTCTGCTGCATTAAAAACTTCTAGTTCTACTGGGCGTACATCTTCAAGGACGGCTTTAATTTCTTTCTTAGCCATCTTAGTCTTGTATAGCATCCCGCCCATAATTGCAAGCGACTTATCAAGTTCTTTAACAACAGAATCAATTGTTGCCGCTTCTTCAGGAGTAACCCCTGCTTTTTTGCGACCAAGAAGACCCTTTTTAACATCCTTAATTTCTTTGATGTCTGCAATCATCTCGCGCATTTCTGCGCCAGTAGAGGCTGCAAGGCGCGAAGCGATTCCCTCGGCACCTGCTGTTTCTGTAACCTGGTCTACAATCTTACGAATACCTTCAGGTGCTGTAATTTCACCTGCTGTAGTAGTACGCAAGATGCGAGTAAACTCGTCAAGGTTAAGTGCTGACTGGTTGACTGAGTAAAGTTCTTTGCTCATTACGTCAATGTTATCTAGGAACTTACGACCATTTTCGGTAAGGTCAAAGCCCATACCAACGCCCATAGTCTTAAGTAAGCCCTTGTACATAAGAAGGCGTTCGCCCTCTGTAGCACCAATCCAGGCAATGCGAAATACTGAAGCGTTGTGCTTGTCAATTACTGTACGAGCAAGACGATAAACCTGGTCTGCACTTGAAGCGTCATCAAGAGAAATCATTCTGTCAAGTTTTGGGGCAATAGAAAGTTGACGAGAAATTGCTCTATCCAAGATTGCATCTACGCTTCTATCTTTAGCGACAAAGCCCTTAAATTTTTCTGATATACCAGCGCGGCCTGCAAGGACGCGAGTGTCTTCTATAAAGCCAAGTTTTTCTGCCCAAACATTCGGACCCTCTTCAATGACTTTTGCAATGTCTGCGATACTTTCTGGAAGTTCTCCAACGCGGTAGCGTTCGATTCCAATACCCTTACCAACTGCATCCTTTGTCCAGTCTTTAATTGAACGAGCCACAGAGTAGCGCGGGATTAAAGGTGTACGACGGATGCCAGCATTACCGCGCATCATATCGTTAACAATGTCACCACTTACAAAGAACTTAAGTGCAGTATCTGCATCTTTGATATTCGGTGCCATATAGAGTGCAACGTCTGTACTGATTTCAGGGTATCTCTCAGTAATCCGAGTAAGGACATCTGCCTTTTGCGCTATTGTGCCAGACTGATACTTCTGGAATAGGTTGCCAAGATTGTCCCAGTATTTGCGAACAGTGCGCTTCTTCCAAGCCTTTTCAAGGTTACGTGGGTCTTCGCCCATCTTAATAAGACCAAATCGTGCTGCGTCAGTTGAACGCTTTACTTTGCCACCAATAATAATTGGGTCAAAAAGAAATGTTACTGCAGTGTCAACTGTTCCAGAGATTGCACTAAATAACTTTTGCGATACTCCATCGCCGCCTATAGGTCCCTTCACGGTAGATGGAGAGATTGTCGCTGTAGTGCCAACTGAATCAGAAAGTTCAATAAAGAATTTCTGTGACGCATCATCGCCTGCTAGGGCTTTCTCTGCTTGAAATGGAAACATATTGAAAAGGTTACGGGCAAGGTCGCGTCCTGGAGAGATTTTTGCATTAGAGTACTGGGCAACAATCTTACCAAGTTCTTTTTCTATCTCTTGGTCTTCTGGTTTACCAGATGAGTAGCGATTAACAATGTCTAGTTTTGCTGGGTCGGCAAGGATTTCCTCCCAGTAATCAAAGAAATTGCCTTTTTTGGCAAGAATTTTTCCAAGAAATGCCATTTCTGGTGTAGTTGATTTATCAACCTTTTCTACTTCAATCCTGTCAAATACATTTTCTCGGTCAGCAGCCTGTTCCCAATACTTCTTCCAAGTTTTAGAATTGTCTGTTGGAAGAGCATCTCTACCGCCAGGCAGAAGTTCTTTGAAACCTTCGTAAATAAATTTACCGTATGTTCCAAGAGTGCCTTCGCCTTCAATTTCGGCAAGTTTCTGTGCAGTATATGGTTGCTTAATTGTTTTAATCTGTGGACGTAGTGCTGTTTCTAAAGCGCTACCAACTGCAGTTGTTACACCGCTTTTTTGTGCTCCAGCATAGGTTCCCTTGATAGCCCCAATCATTGGTGTTATAGATATGGCAGAGCCTACATCACCTAAAGAAACTTTTTTATCTCGGCCAGTTTCCATACCAATGATTTGTTTTCCAAAATCAATTACGGTAGATGTAGAATACCAAAGAGAAGACTTTACTCCACCTATAAAGTTTCCAAAAAAACCTTTATCTTGTTCTTGGTATTTAGGGTCAAAGACATAGTTCAAGGCATCGCGGTACTCTCCTGGAAGAGCATTAAAAGAACGATAAGCCTCATTCTGTGGCAAGGTTGTTAAGTAGTCGTGAGTCTTTCTTAACTCGGCAAAAGCAGCCATATTTGCTTTTTCTTGTGCTGACAAATTTGCCTGTGCTGAAGCGGTTGCTAAACCAGGAGATAACTCTGCAATTTTATTTAATGGTTTTTTAATCATTAAAGACCTCGTGATGCAACAAAATCGTATAGTTCCTGAACTTCTCCAGTTGGGTCCATATCAATCATTGATGCAAGAATCTCTGAAAGAGAACGCTCACGAGGTAGGTTAAGTGCTTCAGAACCTGCACCAGGGCCAAAGTCAACACCACTTGTAATTGGTTCATCTGGACGCTCTGTAGGGGCTGTAAGAGGTGTAATTGCTGGCATACCAGGAATATCCATAGGCATTTCTTTAGCAGCACCGCGACGTGTTGTACCTGCCATAGGTGCAGACTGCTGCTGTTGCATAGTTGCCTGACCCTCTCCGTAAGCCATACCTGAGATGTAGCGTGCTGGTTGTGTACCAGATTGTCCATTGCCACCAGTTGCTGAGATGTTAGCAGGATTATTCTGCGGTGCTGTTGGACGCATTCCGCCTCTATTTTCTGCCATTTATTTCTCCCTACTTAGTGTGCTTAAATTGTACTTTTGAGTAATACGGAGCAGCAGTAAATGCTGACACCTTAGCCGCTATCTCCATCGCTTCGTAAGCATCTGCTCCCGCGTGGATTGCACCTATTGCATACGCTGCGCCAGAGCCTGTTGCGTAGACTCCATCGGCATTACGGCTGACAGATAGGTCATCATCAATATCAAAGATTTCTCCGCAGACTGCAATCAAGAATTGAAAGCGTTGCTCTGATTTCGGTTCATCAAAGTTAAAACCATTTGATGATAAACACTTGCGGAGAGATGGCATTACCTTTGCAATCATAAAATGATAAAGGTCTTCTTTGTCTTGTTTAGCAGGAACTGGAGGTTCCCATATATGTTGTGCTACATCACAGGGCAGGACTTCTCCTGACCCAGCGATTAAAAAGTGTCCCCGTTCAGCAATCTTCTTTACGTCAGGATGTGAAAATATCTTTCCACTGTCATCTGTAGTTTGACTGTCTGCAACAATAACGCAATCTTTTTCGTACTGTAATCCTATAATCGTTGTCATTGTCCCCTGCCTTCATTATCCTCTGGTTACTGCTCTTGCGTTAGCAGCACCTGATGCTGAAAGACTAGAAAGGATTGTTTGAATATCTGGTGCTGCTTGTGGTGCTTCTATTGGTGCTCCACCTTGTTCGGTAGGAGCGCCTCCTGCTGGAACGCCTTCGGGAGCAGGGGACGGTTGCTCAACCATTTGTGGTGCCCCAGCAGGAGGAACTTGTTGCTGCGGAGCGAATGTGGCTTCAATAGCATCTTCTAATGCAACACCCTTTTGACGAGCCTTGATAACCGCAGCAATTTTACGGACCACCTCTGAAGCATCTTGTCCCTGAGTTGCCATTTGTGGAATAGCCTGTGAGAAGGCTGTTAGTGAACCAAGAAGCGAAGAACGCATCTGTTCAATTTCAATCTTTTCAAGTTCTTGTGTGACGTTAACTGTGAATGGAAGTTCACGCATAGCCATATCCTTGGAGATAAGACCGCCACCCAAAGCCTGTAGC